CTATCCTTAGCGTCCAGACAGGTGCTACTGTAATCAGTAACTTCACACCTAATCTGATCTTTGACGACATCTAAATAAAAGTAAAACAATGGCAGCAACCGCTTCCTATAATAACGCAACCAAAGTACTCACAGTAGCATCGACTCTGCTTCCTGCTCCTGTGCTTACTGGTACGTTCCCTAACGATAATAACCCTAACACTATTCAGGAGAAGGATTGGGATCATGACTTCTTATACCGTGGAGGAACATTTGGAATTGCTCGCACATTTGATAATACTGGATATACGCACGATGGATTTGTTAGAAGAGTTACTATAAGTGCGAATGATTTAACTCTTTTTACTGGAAATGCTCCAGATATAAGAGTGGAAGACAATATATTTGTCAATTTTAGTGATGGATTAAAGCAAAAATTCGTATTTAAGAGCACTACATTCACTTCTATTGATGGTGAGTGTTGGTTATCTTCAGATACAACATTAGATTTCATTGTAGCAGAGCAAGCAACTACTCCTGTTAGCGGTACATGTGAATATTTTGACCAAAGAAACGGAAGAACTGCTACTCCACTAGGTAAAATTGGTATTGCTGGTAATGGAGTTGCTATTTTTAACCCTTCTGCTGGTACAGGACTTAATCCACCATCAGGTTTTAGTTGGGTTGCTGCTGGTGACCTACCTTTTGTTAGTTCTGGAGAGGATTCTTGTGGTGGACACCCAGAACAAAACGGAATTTACCACTATCATGACCCACATTTCCTAGATTGTTGGAAAGCAGGGTCTGCAATGGCAGCTTATAACGATTATTTTGGTGCAACTCAGTATAATGGAGACAATATTCGTCATCCTGATGGTCATTCTAAGATAGTTGGTATAGCATTTGATGGATTTCCCATCTATGGACCTTATGGATATAGCACACCATTCGATAATTTGAGTGGTACTAGAACAATGAGGACTTCATATGCTGTAAGAGATAGTGAAGTGGATGGAAGACCTGATTATGGGTCTACTACTGATAATCCTCCTGCTGGTACTCTAATGGAGGACTATGAATATATTGAAGGTACTGGAGATTTAGACAGTCATAATGGTAGATTTGCTATTACACCTGAATATCAGGATGGCACTTATGCTTATTTCTTAACTGTTGATGAAACTAATGTAGATAACACTAAGTTTCCATATATTATGGGACTTACAACTAGAGAAACTATCGATACCAACTACACACAGGAAAATGTTACCCAAGGTGGTGGTGGAGATGGCGGTGGAGGCGGTCCTTTACCTATATTATCATTTACATTACAACCACAGAATGCAACAATCAATGCTGGTCAAACTGCAACGTTTACAGTCCAGAAACTTGTCAGTCCAGAGGACGGACCTGTAGCATTCCAGTGGTATAGATCTACAGATGGTGGATTTGCTTTTGCTGCTATAACTGGAGCAACAACTAACTCATATTCAGTGACTGCATTGTCTTATATGACTGGGTATAGGTATCGTTGTCGTATATCTGGACCTGTGGGAGCACCCGCAGCCGCAGAAAACTCACCATTAGATTCAACATCTGCAACTCTTACTGTTACTGGATCAGGTAGCGGTGGTAGCACTGCAAATAGATTCGATAGTACTCAGTCTACTCTTGATTCTACATTACAAACTTATGATGGCACCTAAATAACACTGTAAAGACTACTATCATGGCAAAGCAAAACCTTAATATTGGATCATCGGCAAACGATGGGACTGGTGACAGTCTGAGAGATGGTGCTATCAAATTAAATAGCGTCATCGATGAATTGTACACCAATCTTGGTAATAATACCAATCTACAAATCAATGTAGGCACTCCGTCTACTGGACAACTACTCAAATGGAATGGTGCTCAGTTTGCTGAGGGGGATTTTGATGCTTTTTCTTCTGATGTAGATGTTAATGGTAATAAAATTGTATCAACAGCAAATGGTGACATAACTGTCCAACCACATGGTAGTGGAGATATTAAACTATGGGCTGGTGGTACAGGATCTGCTTTAACATACATTGATGGTGCTGATGGTAAGTTAAAATATAGTAATGCTTTCCCTACTACTGGAGATCTTCCTGATAATGCAACTCATGAAGGTATGTTTGCGTATGTCTCTGCCGATGGTGCTGCAAGATATGCAACAAGTGGTGGTTGGAAGAAAATTATAGGTGAAGATCATAGTATTGGTGATCTTACTGATGTAGATATGACTGTTGGAGGTGGACCTTCTGACGGACAGGTGATGAAATGGAATTCTGCAACTACCAATTGGGAACCTGCAAATGATTTGTCAGGTGGTGGAGGTGGTGGAGGCACTACTCAAAATTTATTTGAAACTGTTACTGCTGATACTGGTACTACAACAGCATCTGCTGCAACAGATACGTTAATAATCGCTGGTGGTACGAATATTTCCACCTCTATCACAGGAGATACTGTCACTGTTACTATGACTGGTGCTCTTGGAGATGCCAACCAGAACGCATACGGTGTAATAGGAAGTGACTCAGGAAACAAAACAGCAGCCAGTACTACTGCTACTATTAACATCATTGGTGGGACTGGTGTTAGTACTGCTATCAATGGAGATAATCTCACGATTACAAATGACTCACCCAATGTAGCACAAAATCTTTTTGCTACTTTCACTGGTGATTCTGGCACAACTACTGCTGATGCTACAACAGATACATTAACTGTTGCTGGTGGTACTGGAGTTACCACAGCAGTGTCTGGTGATACATTGACAATAAATGCTGATGTTTACACCGCAGCAAGTCCTGATGGCAACAATAATATCATCTATAACGGATCTAGTTGGGATGCTGTAGTATCACCTACGGTAGGATTTGATGTTACTGGACCAAGTAACAGTGCATATAGATTCTCAGGTGGTGGAGTTAATACTTCTACAGATAATCCAACAATCTATGTCTATAGAGGATTTACATACAGATTTAATAATACAACAGCAGCTGGACATCCTTTTGCTTTAAGGCAAACATCAGGTGGTACTGCTGTAACTGACGGAGTAACAGGTGATCAGCAAGGAGTCCAGTATTGGACAGTCCCACAATCTTTAGCTGCTGGTACAACATATGTTTACCAGTGCACTGCACACCCAGCAATGGTAGGAAACTTAACGGTAGTCTAATATGGCAACAAGAACAGTCCCAGGTAGCGGTGCTTCCATCATCCCAATATTCAATAGTATATTTGGGGTAAGGGATGTTTATGTACAGAGTGGTGGTAGTGGTTATGATGCTAATGATCCACCTAGATTAAGAATTGAGAATTGTGGCACTCCTATTAGGGATGCTGTATTAAGAGCAGTTATTGAAGGAGATGGTGGTGAGATTACTGCTGTAGAAGTATTGGATCCAGGTGAAGGATATGACCCTCTAAGGTTACAGATACAAGATACTAATAGTGATGGATCTGCTAAAGGTAATATCTACCTGAAAGAAGATGGTGCCGTAGACTTCATTCAGATGACAGTACCAGGTGATAATTATTTTGATGCTAATGCTGCTGTTATAGGTGGTGGTGGATCTGGATCCGAATTAGTACCAGTTACAGGGTTGATTACCAGTCTTGCTATTACAGAATCTGGTCGTAACTATACAGAGGAAGACGTAAATATTATCATTAGCGGTGGTGGTGGCCAAGGTGCTACTGGTGTTGCTAATGTCAATCAGTTTGGTCAAGTTTCTTCTATTACATTAACTAATCAAGGTGAATTCTTTGAGACTCCTCCACTTATACAGTTGATTAAAGGTGGTGGATCTGGTGCTACTGCTGAGGCATTCATTAACCTTGGTAAGATCACCAACATAGATCTATTGACAGGTGGTGGAGGATATGTTACACCTCCAGAGGTTATCTTTACTAGAGATACTGACCTTATTCGTGAAGCGAGAAATAGACAGTCATTAAACTCAACTGTTTATAATATAACTGGACTAACCCAGAATGTTAACTCAAGCACAGGTACCATATTTGTCCAGACTACTGATCCATATGCAGGTTCTGGTAAAATTCTCCTTGGTAGAGAGATAATAAGGTATACAGGTAAACTTGCTGTATCTAATGGTGATGCTTATGATGCATTCACTGGTTGTGACAGGGGTGTTAATTTCCGTTTTGATCAAAAGGTTATACTTGATAACTTACAGGATGATCCTAATACAGGATTGACTGCATATAGTTTCCAAGTAACTGACAAGGTTAGAAGGGTTGTTGAATCATCAAACAACCGAGTTGCTATTGTATATGACTGGGATGTTTCTCAAAGAGCACTATATCTTACCTTTGAAATTGATGAATTGGCATTCATTGATGGAGGTAGATCTAATGAGAAGTCAACTATAGTTGCATTCGTTGCAGGTGTTGCTGGATCTAGTGGTACTGGTATAGAACCACATGTTCTGATTGAGGTTGATGGAGAAGATATTGTTGCTTTTACCGATCCTTTAAGTCTTATTCTTAACAGAAGGTTTGAAGATGATGATGAGGAATATGAAGATGAGAATGGTGTGATGCAACAAGGTGATGGTATTATCGATTTAGTTAATACTGGTACTGAGTATGAAAATCAAATTAATTTAGACGGTGGTATTGCATCATCTAAATATGGTATAGAGGAAACTCTTGGTGGACAAAATACTACGCTATTCCAAGCAGGTGATCAGATATATGATGGTAACGCTAACTCATTAGTCGCTACTATTCAGTCTGCTGGTGCATTAGGTGATGGGGATACTCATACATCTACTGCTGATATTATTGTTGAGTATCAAAATGCTCAAACATTCAATGCTGATGAAGCATTACTAGGTAGTACTACAGCAATGTCTGCTAGGTCAACTGCCATCGTTAGTGGACCTGTTATAGGTACTAATGAAAATCTCCATACATTATCAATAAAAGATATTGTAGCAAATGATCCGAATTACTTGTGGACGGTTGGAGAAAATATACAAGGAGCTACATCTGGTGCTGTAGGCAAGATATATTCTGTTGAATATACTGGTGCTGTCAGAAACGAAGATGAATAAACTCGCATAAATAAAAAGAAGGCAATCGTTAACAATGGCGTTACTTACCGACCAATTTAGAATCTTTACTGCCGAAAGGTTTAGAAAGGCACTAGAAGGACCAGATCCTACACAGTCAGACCTGTTGGCAGGTAGTGCTAGAGATCGTCTTTATGTGTTCATAGGCAGACCCCAACCTTGGGATAATGAGAATGCACCTCCAGACCCAGTAGATTCATTCCAAGAATTTGCGGATGACTAT